GTCTAGCGCATCTTTGAGAAGTACGTCGCTGACAAGTCCTTTCCGAACCTTCTGATCCACGGGCCGCAGGGCACCGGCAAGACCTCGCTCTCATGGGTCCTCACTCGCGAGTGCCATGTCGACGAGATGGACGTGCTTCGCATCAACTGCTCTGACGAGAAGATCGACGCGCTTCGCGAGAAGGTCAAGGCCTTCGCCACCACCATGCCGTACGGCGACTTCAAGGTGGTTCGACTGGAAGAGCTGGACTACCTGTCGCAGGACGGTCAAGCCCTTCTGCGCTCCCTCATCGAAGAGGTGTCAGGAAGCTGCCGGTTCATCGGCACCTGCAACTACCTCAACAAGGTGCTCCCACCGCTCCAGGACCGCTTCCAGCTGCACCATTTCAATGCGCCAGACGCCGGTGAGATGGCTCTTCGGGCGGCCGAGATCCTCGAAAAGCGGGGCATCGAGTTCACGGTCGATGACCTGGATGCGGTGATCGCCGCGGCGTATCCCTCGATGCGCAAGGTGCTGCAGCTTCTCGAAAGCCATTCAACCACCGGCACCCTCGTGCTGGGCGGTGACACCGATGGCGGTGCCGACTGGAAGCTGGGCCTGCTGCCGCTGCTCGAGGCAGGCAACCTCAAGGACGCTCGCAAGCTGGTCTGCGAGAACGCCACGCGCGAGGAGCTGGTGGATGTCTTCCGCTTCCTCTACGACAACCTCGGCAAGATGAAGACCCTGAAGGGCAAGACCGATCAGGCAGTGGTGCTGATCGCGCAGTACCAGTACCAGCACGCCTTCGTGTCCGACGGCGAGATCAACATCGCAGCGCTCTTCATCGAGCTGGGTGCCCTGTGAGCGGGTTCAGCTGGTTACGAGTGGCGTTGATTGCCGCTGGCATCTACCACATCCTTGTGTTGGTGGTGCGCTGCTCTGGAGTTCCGCTGTGATCATCAAAAAACGACAGGATCTTCCTGAATGGACCAGTGCCCGTCTGGTGGAATGGATGGCCGGCGCCGAAGTGCGCGCCAAAGCTACAAGCATGGCCGACGGCTACAAGCAGCGCGGTGACCCCCGCCCACATGCTGAGATCGTTCGGTCTTGCACCAAAGGTCTGTCAATGGAACGGGTGGTTGCTGAATGGCTCACTCTACTCGGGTTCACCGTCACGTACGGGCCGGCAAACGAGTGGTGGTACGACATGATCGTCAACGGCATCAAGGTAGATGTCAAAAGCAACTGGAAACGCATCAACTCGTACAGCCAAACCGACAAGGAACGGCCAAAGCTTCTCAGCAACAAGCAGCGGGTGGTCTACCTCTGCTTTGAGGTAGATGAAGCCGCTGACAGCTACATCGTTTTTGACGGAGCAGCTGAAAGCAGCGCGATGCGCGACAACCTTTCCGGCAACGGGACTGGTTTCGTGATGATCAAGGACCTGAAGGACTTCAAGGTATAGCATGGCCTTCAACGAAGCCTTTGACCTCTTCGCCTTTCTGGGCACGCTGTCGAAGCGCGACACCAACGCGTACGGCAAGCTGTCCCCTGAAGCGCAGAAGGCGGTCGCCCCGTTCGTGCTCATGCGCTGGATGACAGGCACGTCCGACTCTGCCCAAATCGTGCGGATAAATACCTTCGTCAATCCGTACGCCTTCTCTCTTGGGCAGGACAAGGATCTTCTCTGCAAGCTGCTGGCCGCTGCCGCCACTGGTAAGACGGGTCGTTACTCATGGCTTCGGGGTCCAGGCAGCAAGGGCGAGAAGCTTCGTCTAGAGGCCATCAAGCAGTACTATGGTGTGTCAACCAGAGAAGCGAGCGCGTATACCATCGACCCAGAGTCTATAATGGAGATGGCAGCCGAACTTGGCTGGGATGAAGACGAGCTGAAGAAGCTGAAAGCAGAGGTAGCCAAGGATGGACCGGGAATCGCTGAGAAGCCAGGCCGCAAGCCGCCGAAGCGGTGACGCGGTTGTCACGGAGACTCGCGTCAAGTGGCACTGCGATTACTGCTCACGTGACTTCACGTTTGAGCGTGCCTTCATGAACCATGCCTGCAAGGAGAAGCAGCGGGCTGAGGAGCTGCGCTCGCCACTGGGCCAGGCCGCCTACGCCAGCTACTCGGAGTGGATGCGAGTTCAGCGCCACACGGTGCCACCCATCGAGACCTTTGCCGAGTCGAAGTTCTACGCCACCTTCATTCGCTTTGCCGAGTACGCCAAGAAGACCAATCTTCCCGATGTGAACTCATTCATCAAGCTGATGGTCGACAGCGGCAAGGTGCCGCCCGGTCTGTGGTGCCGTGACAACGTCTACAGCATGTACATCAAGGCCTTCGACGCGGCCGTGCCGCCTGAGACCCAGTTCCTTCGCGGCATCGACGAGCTGCAATCGCTGGCCACCGAGCTGAAGGTAGAGCTCAAGGATGTTTTCCCGGCCATCGGGTTTCAAACCCTCATGGAGCTCGTAAGCAAGCGCAGGCTGACCTCGTGGCTGCTGCTTGCCTCCGACCGGTTCAAGACGTACCTGCTCGCCCTTGAGCCAATGGAGAAGGACGCGCTTGCCATGGCCATTAACGTGCCAGCGGCCATCGAGCGCTTTCAACAGGAGCCATATCTCCTGAAGGAGTTCTCGCAGGCAGCAAGGGAGCTTGGGCTATGAGCACCCTACAAAATGTCAAGGATCTTGAGGACCTCATCGAGCGATACCACGGTCGTGATGGCACCTTCAACTTCCACTATTCGCACTTCGATCTGCTGTCATGGCGGGTGTGGATCACAGAAGAAGGCCTGTCGAAGGCGGACTACGATCGCATGGAGACTGAGGACTACGCGGTGCAGATTGCCTACACCGACAACTCGATGTCGTACGACAGCTACACGGTGTTGCTGAAGGACATCATTGCCTGGGGCGAGCAATGAGCGTGCCCTTCATCGGCTTCGACGACGACACCGCCGCCTTCTACCGCCGTATCATTGCCAACGTGATGCTAAACACCCACGCGGTTCGCATGGGCTACTTTGACACCTTCCTTTGTGAGACCGATGATCCGAGGGTGGCACGTCGGTGGCAAGAAACCTTGCCGAACATTGCCAAGATCATGCGCGAGAAGAACGCGCGAGGACCTTAGGTCCTTTTCCGGCTCTGTTGGCTTTCATTTTGGCGATTGATTCGGGCGAGTGTTTTCTACCGTACATGCCGTTCTTTTCACCAACCCTGCTTTCTGCAAGCTTTGCACACCACCCAGCTGAAAGTTTCTTGCCTTTCAGTCTCTTAGTGTTTGCAGCAGCAATGTTTGCTCGATGCTCAGCGGTAATAAGTCGAGGCACCCCTCGAACGGAGCTGTAGAACTCTTCACGAAAGTTTTCGTAGACCCTAGCAGTAACCTTCACCCGTTCTTGATGGGGATTTTCAGAGAACAGCATGAGATGCAGCGCCCACATCATCTTGCGTTTGGCTTCACCTTCCACCATTCGCGTAAGAAGTCGATGGCAGATCAGATGCTCTCGTGGCGTGAGCTGAACCATGTTCTTCTTGGCTTTGCTGCCGCCGAGGGAACCGGGCACGATGTGATGGCGCTCAACGGTCCTGAGAGTAGATGCATCGCGGGCTTGGGCGTGTGATACAATGGTCATATACCACTTGGTGTACTTGTTGTCTTTGAACATGAGTCCTCCTTGTGATCTATTTATGGAGACATCAAAATCGATATTGACGTCGACGTTCACCCGACCTTCAAGCCGACGAAGCACTTTCCTGACTGGGTCAAGGCCTCAGTCTTGAAGGATGGCAAGCTGACAGCTCACCCTTGCGGGGTGTACCCACAGGCCATGGCAAAGGACCCTATCACCGGACTGGCGGCGGTGCCGTATGACGATGCCGAGGATCTTGGCTACCTGAAGGTCGACTTCCTTCACCTCAACGTCTACCAGTACTTCTCGACCCGTAAGGAGATCGAGGACCTTCTGAAGATCGAGCCCGACTGGACGCTGCTTCAGCTGCCGTCGACATGGCCGAAGCTCTTCCAGCTGTCGAAGCATGGTGAGCTGCTTGCCGACCTGAAGCCGCGAAACCTGCTGGATCTGGCCGACATCATGGCCCTCATCCGACCGGGCAAGAAGAACCTGGCTGGGCTGTACAAGAAGGAGAAGGCCGCTTGCCGCCGCCTGCTCTACGCCAAGGACGACAGCGGGTACTCGTTCAAGAAGTCACACGCGCTGGCCTACTCGTACGTGGTGTGGCTCCAGCTCCACCTGATCGCTCAGGGCAGGCTCTGACTGTTACACTTCTCCTGTGTACATTTGCGCAGGTTGATGTATAATCGCTCTATGAACCTCCTCCAAGAAACGACCAAGGACTGGAAGGTCCCCACCCCAAACCACACCTACATCTTTGGGTCGTCCACGATGCGAGCCATTGGCTACATCAAGGAAGGCACCAAGGTCGCCATCAAGTTCTCGAAGCCCATGGCCTTCGATCGTCGTAACCGCACCTTCACCGAGCTGAAGGCCAAGGACGTCAAGCAGCTCGACCTCACGGCACTCGCATGACCATCCAATCTGAAGCCGTCGCCTACGCCCTCGACAACGAGCTGGACTACACCAAGCTCTGTCTGATGGCGCTGCAGACCATGCTCGGCACGGTGCTGGACATCATCAAGCCCGACTTCAACTACTTCGCGGCTGAGTTTCTGAAGATCGACCCTGAGATGTTCCTGCGGCTGGCAAAGCAGCAGGTGTCGGGCATCAAGAAGATGGAAAAGATCGTGGCGGGGCTGAAGAGCAACGCCATCATCGACGCCATCAAGACGCTGCGCGAGGACACGGGCCTGGGGCTGAAGGAGGCCAAGGACATCATCGTTGCCGCACGTGACGAGCTGGTAGTACGAGGCAAGCTGCCCAACAGCACCTCAAGACCCGGCACGTCTGTGGGCCAAACTGTTACGCTGTCGGCCACCTACATTCCGATGCGCAACGCCATCATCGCGGAGTTCCCATGAAGAATGAAGACAACATCAAGGCTTGGGTGGACGCGGGCATGCCTGATGACTGTGAAGCCCTCGAGCGCTTCGGCATCACCGCCAAGGACATCAAGAAGCTGGAAAAGCGGGTCATGAAGGCCGTGGCCAACAAGAAGCTGGCTGACCCCACCAAGATCGTTTTCGCTGAACACCGGACCATCCAATGAACCAAATCTACATCGTCATCGCCTACGGCGGCTCCTACGACGCATGGGAGAACAACCTCTTCGCGCGCTACACCATGGAAGATGCGGAGCTGGCCATCATCGAGCTCAAGGAGCGCGATGCTCGCATCACGGCGGCGATGCCGAAGCTGATTGCCCAGCTCAAGGAGCTGCAGTCCAAGTTTCCGCTGACGCAGGAGCCGCACCCCGCGATGCCGAAGGGCCCTGCCAAGCAGACGAGGGAAAACCGAGACGCACACCAGAAGGCGATGGCCACTTGGTCCACTGAGAACCAGCGGATCTGGGCAATCAACCAGGCACGCCAGAACCACTGGAACGAGGAGATGACCAACTACCAGCGCGCGTTTGCCAAGAACGAGTGCGGCCTGTCCGATGAGGACATGGTGATCATCACCTTCCCGACGCACTCGGGCTACTGCTTCGGCGACAGGGGCGAGTACCGCATCGACGAGCTGGAAATCAAATAACGAGAAACACCATGAACGAACTCTTCAAAACCGTGTACGGCTCCAAGCTGTACGGCACCAACACTCCAACGTCGGACACCGATGAGAAGGTGGTCTACCTTCCCGAGTTCAACGACGTGCTGCTGGGCCGCAAGCTTCAGACCTTCAAGAACCGCTTCGATGCCGAGGGTAACCCCGTGGCAGGCGACGTCACGATGCCCGACAACGGTGTCGAGACCGAGTACGTGCCGTTCCAGGTCTTCTGCCGCGACTACCTCAACGGCCAGACCTACGCCCTCGAGGTGGTCATGGCGCAC